ATTTGTCCATTTTCATTCTCCTAAGTCTAATTCTGACATTTGAATTTTAAACTTTTCTTTAGTATATAGTTTCAGTCTTTGGAGAAATTGTTCATATGAATACTTGAAATTATCTCCAAAATCAAAAAATATTGCCTTTTCTTTTTCTGGGTGTAGACGCAGGATTCTACCGATTGACTGTAAAATTCTTATTTTAGACTTTGTTGGGTGCGCTAAGATAATGTTAGTTAAGGACTTAATGTCAATGCCAGCAGCAAATAGCTGGATGTTGGCAATGATGATTGAATTTTTGGCTTGTTCAACTTTCTGCCGGATGTCCTCTCTGATATCGCCCGGTGTTTTACCATAGACAAAGTAAACTTTTCTGTCACCAGCTTTTTCTGAAATTTTTTGAAATATCTCTTCTCCATGTTTGATTCTGGAAACTAGAATAAGTGTATTTTGTGGAAACTGTAATGCTAATTTACAGATCAAATTATTCCGTTTTTTGTTTGTAATTAGATATTCTATTTCATCCACATACGATTTGAATTTTTTGGGAAGATGGTTCAACTTAACTGCTTTGATTTCTAAAGGACTGGCATATTTTGTTTCTATTAGTTTGTTGGTATCAATGATAGGAAAAATAGGCCCGAATAGTCCTTGAATTGTATATTTTTCTAGCTTATCATCATTCAATGTTCCACTGAATCCAAACCGGATAGAAGCCCGGTCTAATTTAGTCAAAAGCTTTGAAATTTCATTGGCTTTCGCTGTATGTACTTCGTCAAAAATGACAACTCTGAATTGGGTCAAATAATCATGCGGCTTATCATACATGGATTGCCACGTTGATATAATGATTTTTTTATTGAGAGTTTTGTCTTGTCCGTGGTAAATTTTCTGAACGTATTTTTCAACATCCCATTTGTTTTTTGTAGAATATTCCACAAAATTTTGATAAAGTTGTTCAACCAAGTTGATTGTTGGAACCAGAATCAAAATCTTTTCATTTGTATCACAATCATCTTCATAAAATCTAGCCAAAGCATAGATACAAATGCTTTTACCTGAACTGGTAGCAGATAGAAAAATGGCACGGTTGTTTTGCAAACCAAGCTGAATAATCTGACGTTGATACGGACGCAACTCATACGGCAACAGAAGTTCGCCAAGAAAAACACCTAAGAAATGTTTAAATTCATCGTCAGTCCAGTTGAAACTGGTTTTGAGGGAAAAATCACAACCAAAAGTGAAATTGTTTTCTTTGCAAAATTTCTCAATAACAGGAGCCAATCCGATGTAGATTTTGTTTTGAGGACGTTTGAGTAAACGAATTTTTCCATCCCATTTGCCAGACTTATATGTTTTCATGAATTTGGCATTTGGTACTTCAAACGTAAATTGTTCAGAAAGACTGTATAAAATAGAAGAAGGTGCAATTACCTTGCACCAAACTTCGTTGATTTTTTCTAGAAAAACTTCCATATTACAATCCAGATATGAATTTACTATATTCTATTGCATTTTTGATGATGAAATTACGGTCACGAATTGCTTTGATTGTTTCTTCAATAAACTTCACTTTTGTTTCCTGATTCTCAATTCGTTCTTTCATTTGAATCATTTCTGAATCCAATTCAATATACTTGTCAATTTCTCCCTTTAAAATCTTGATATTCAAAGGTTTTTCATGATATACTTCTGGGCTTGCCTGTCCACTATAGTACTCCATCAACCGTTTGTACAATTTTTTTGCTTCGGCTCTGTACTTATTTAGAATCAATTTTTCGGCATTGTAAAACTGCATCCATTTGGAAAATAACGCCGGAATTTTCAAACTTTCTTGAGCTAAATCTACTCCCAACTCAATTTTCGGAAAATCATTTTGCAGCTCTTGTTCTAGATCTGAAAATTTCATTGTATTTCCTCATACATTCCAGAAGTGGTTTAATGTAGTCTTTTCTTTTCTTTATGAATACTTGAGGAACCCCAGTTTCTGATGTCATTAAAATAACGATTTGTGGTGCGTAATTTTTTGTCAATTCTTGATACATAATTGAATAAGCCGTAGCTTGCAAAAAATAAGACTCAATGTATTCCTCAAATTCTTTATATGAACGAGTTGTTTTGAAATCTATGATGCTTGGGATTCCATTATATTCAGCAATACAATCAACAGTTCCAGCAACACACAAAAGATCGGAATATAGAGGAGTTTCTTGTAAGACAATGTTATTAATATTGTCAAGATAAGGAACCAATTGATAGAATGCATTTTTTTCAAAAACATTTTCTATCTCAACTTCTTTATTTTTTAAATACAATTCAATTAATTCGTGGATAGATGTTCCACTATTTGTTGCATATTTTTTGATTTTTTCTGCCTGTTTTGATCCTATTTTTCGTTCCCAATCGTCAATGATTTTCTTTTTTGATTTTGATAAAATAGAAGTAATTGATGGATAAGTATTTCCTGATGGTGTACAGTATAGGCGATCTCCATCTTTAACATCAATTCTTTTCAATTTTGGTAATTCAATAGTCAATGATTTGTGTGTAAAAACTTTCATCATCTATATGATATCAGAAACATTACTACTTTTCAAGTTTCTTTTCGTTTTCGTTCTTTTTGACTGTAGCTGGTGATGTCTTTTTTGTTACTGTTTTTTCTTCAATTTTTTCAACAACAACTTGTTCTTCTGTTTGAATAAAAGGAGGAGAATCTGAATGATCTACATATGTTACATGATCTAAATGTGAAAACGGAACATCAGTATGAAAAAAATTGTCCAAATGATTATTTGGCTCAACTACATCAAGATGTTGAAAAGAATCAAGATGATGAACAATAAAATCGTAATGTTGCATTTTATCTAGATGATTTGTTGGATTCATTTGCTTCTAACTCCTCTATTTTTTCTTTTGCTAAAATGTACTTCTTTACAAGCCCGCTACGAACAATGTCTTCAGGCGTGTATTCAATGATGTCAAACTCATCTTCAATGGTATCAATGATTTTCAAAAATTTGTTGAAACCAGAAACATCTGTTTTTGTTCGGTACAAATCCGTTTGTTTAATGTCACCAGCAAAGATCACTTTACAATGTTGACCGATACGAGTGATAATAGTATTTAGTTCCTCAAAATTCATATTTTGAATTTCGTCTACTACTAATACACAGTTATTGAATGTAATGCCGCGCAAAAATGACGTTGTAGTAAATTCAAGTATTCCCTTTTCTTTCAAATGGTTATAGGCATCGTTCCGATGGAATAACTCATTAATCATGATTCGGTACGGCTCTTCATAGATCTCTGTTTTTTCCTTCAAATCTCCCGGTAAAAATCCAACATTTCTAGTAGGAACGCAACTACGAATAATAACAACTTTCTGATAATGTTCAGTAGATGTTATGATTTTTTTAAGAGCTAAAAATAACGAAATAAAAGACTTACCAGAACCAGCAGTACCATGCAAAATCAAATTGTATCCTTCATTAAACGCTTCAACTGTATCTTTTTGTGCTTCAGTTTTAGGGATAATATCTCGTAATGTAAATCCATTTAGGTGGTGAACAGTTTGTTTTTTTCTTCTCTTTGAGGTTGCCATATTTCTCCCTTTAGTTGTTATTTTTGAGAAAATACAAACAGACTAAAGGGATAATTTAAGGAGGAATGTACATTATTGATTCTCCTAGACTTCTCTGATAATAGAATGACGTTCTCCTATTGTAGAGTATGGATTTTTTTCTTTCACTTTTCCAAGCACATATTTTTGAAAATCTGAGGGTGGTTTTTTAACTCCTAAACGGACGGGATCACCAATTGCAGGAGCACAAGGAAGAATTTGAATAGTTTGACATTTACATTCAGGACATTTAGTATTAGTTTGATAAGTGGTTAGTTCTTCATATTTTACAAAACTTTCAAAAACATAACCACAAGTTTTGCATTGAAAATCATACATTGGCATATAATAATCTCCCTTTTGTAACTTCACCTATATTTAGGAAAAATTACAAGGGAGATTGTGTGTTATTCACCAGAAATTGGTTCGTATAGTTTCAACATTGATTCTTGAATTTCTGGTGAAAATCTAGAAATACAGAATGCAATAGCGTCCTTTTTCTTACAATTTGTTAAAAGCCAATATTTCACGATGAAAATTAGTCTACGAGAACTAATTGTGTCTTCAATTGCTCCAATTTCAAAAGTTTTTCTAATATTTGTGGCCCACTTTACTAGATTTGTTGCAAAATTTTGAATTTCATTTGCTATGGTTTGTTTTTGTTCATCATTTATTTCTCTAAAAATTGTTTGAAATTCAACAAAAATTTTGTTCATGATCATGTTGACTTCTTGTTCTTCTGTTGACACTCCCCATTATGGGGAGTGTCAATAAAAGATAAAGATATGGATAGATTCAGCTTCAAACAATTGCTTTTGGAATACACCATAGAAGATATAGAGAAGATCTATGGTCAATGGGCCAGCAAGGCAGGGCTGGATCTGAAAGACACATTGGATCGGCTCCACAAATTATGGGGAGATGAGTCTGAAATTCCATTCTATATTCTGACAAAGGTTCTATCTGCCGTCAAGAATGAGATGAAACGTTGGAATTCCGTATCTGCCAAAGACATTGAAACGTTCCTTAATCTTACCATAAATCTTGAGGGCCTGAGAATCATGCATGAGATCAGGAACAGCGGCAAACAGGCCATCAATAAAATTTTGACGGATAAAGAACTAGAGTTGATAGACAAATTCGCTGGTGTAAAAACTATCAATGAATTGAACACCATAGCCAAAGCTTTTGCTAAATTAAAGTCAAAATGGATTACTTATAAGAAATACCAAAATCTGAATAAGACTCGTGTGTCGGATTTCAAAACAGACAGCGCCAGAATCTACAAAGTGAAAAATTTTGAAGAAATGAAGAAATTGGGGTATGGTGCCCAGTGGTGTGTAACTATGACAACGTACTGGGATGTATATAGCCGCTTCTCAGACTTGTATGTTATTATTCCCAATGATCGGAAAGTTTATAGTTTTGAAAATACAACGCTCCATACCAAATATCTTATCTCTTTGTTGAAGCAGGAAAATATGCATCTCTTGACTTGGTGGATGTATTTTGCTGAAGATTTGGAATATTTCAAAAATAAATTGAAAGATTGGGATATGTGGGTTACTCTTTTGATGCGGGATGCGGAAAATGAATTTCATTATCTGTTGGATAACCTGTTTGACGATTATGTTGCCGATGTAGAAGAAATTTTGAATTCTAACTCCGATTTGGAGTATCAGATTTCAGATGTCTTTTATAGCAAGCCTGAATTCATGGAAGAATTTCTAAAGGAATTGGCATATTCCACTTCTGAGGCCAGCGCTCTGTACAAAGCTATGAAAACGCATCTTCCTCCAAAACTACAGCAAGAGATCAACACAATTCAAGATCTTTTTACCAAATGGAGAAGAAATTTAGGTAGCGACCGTCCAAAAACTATTGCAAAAATAGTCAACCAATTTCTTAAAGAAATGGCAAGTTCGTTTATAAGATATAATGGTATAGATGATGATCTGCACGACTATGTAAATGATTTTCTGAACGTTGCTGGAGCAGAATATTTTGATGAAGTGGAAAACTTCAACATATCAATATTCTTTCAAATTGCCAATGAACAGGATTATCACGAACAAAGTCTGATTCAACCAGCTATTGACGAGATTAAGAAAGTGCCTGAATTATTTGAGCGTTATAAAGAAATCAATGGTTATATGGAATCTGAAATCATTGAAGCGGCCAAAATTTTCTTGGAAGATCAATTCAATTATATAGATCGGTTTCTAACTACTGAGATCTACCATATAATGAATAACTTATATGAAAATGAACCGGAAATCAAGAATAATGTGAATGAATATGCCAATATAATTCAACGCAATTATAAGATACTGGCTGATTTGGATACCAAGTTGTTGCCTACCAAGTTGTTTCCATTTAAAGATTTTTTGTATGGCCGCACGGCGAACTTCATGAGCGAGAATATCAGGTTTGAGTACTTCCCCCCGGATATGGTCGCCAAGTACCTGCCACAACTGAAACAGAACTCTCAGTTGAAGCCGGAAACTATAAAGGCTTTGGAGAACGTAGCCAAGAGCGCCAGCCCATCCAAAGATTAACAAACTTTAATGAAAAAGGGGTTTGACACCCCCTCTATCTTAGTATATCATGGAATCATGAAGAGAACAGATATCCATTGCCCCTCAAATTTGGTTCCCAAAGACTATGAGTTCGTTGGGTTCCTAAACTTCAAGGATGAAGAATACGTTAACTATGAGTATTGCTTATACTGGAAGCAGCGGGTTGAGGAGCACATGAAGGCCACTGGCGGCAAGTACAGCCGTCACGCGCATGGTGGTAGCTGCTACGTCTGCGGCAACGCCAACGCGATCTATATGGTGGTCTTCCATCACATTCCCACCAATACCTACCTTCTGGTGGGCCGCGAATGTGCGGAGAAAATCAGCGAACAGGCTGCTCTGGGGCTGGAGGAGTACACGCAAAACATTCGTGGTGAAGGACTTCGTCGCAAGCGGCAGGAAGAAGCCCGTGCGTGGCTTCATAGAGCAAATCTGGATCAGGCATGGGATGTGTTTACCAAAGTTAAGGAAAATGCCAAACGGGAACCCTCTGAGCGGCAAGAGATCTCATGGGAAGAGATCACCGTTTGGGACATCGTGAGCAAGCTGATTGCTTACGGCTCCATCACGGAACGGCAGGAAGCCTTCGTGAAGCGGCTGTTGGACAAGATTAATCAGGTGCCGGAGCCTCCAAAGCCGGAGCGGGTCGTTCCTCCAGTTCAAGCTGGACGACAGACCATTGAGGGTAAGATTGTAGGCATTAAGTATGATGACGTTTGGCGCACCACCAAGGTTATGATTGAGGCTGATAATGGTCAGAAATTCTGGGGTACGTTCCCGTCCATGAATGTCCGCGCGGAGCGTGGCCTGAGAATCCGTCTGGTCGCTACTGTCACACCTTCCGACAAGGATCACACCATCGGCTTCTTCTCCCGTCCCCGCAACGGAGAAGTTATTGAGGAAGTTACTTGCTAGCGTATAAATAACTATATACCCCTCACACCAGAGTGGTACAATAAAGTTTGGAGTATAAAGTGTATGTCAGCCAGACCAATTATCAATACGCAGGTCAAGAATTTCAAATTTACTTATCAAAAAGATAATTGACATTATCGCTTGATTTTGCTATCATAAGAGTTGAAAAAGGAGAAACTCCCAATGATCGTTGATTTTGAAGGCAAACGATTTTATGTAAAGTTTTATTATATCAATAGCGATAATCATAGGATTCTTACTCATTGTCAAATTATTTGTGATGATGGAGAAAAGAGATTTATTCTAAATACTGGAACATCATATAAACATCCAAACGACAATTTTGTGAAAGATTATGGAAGAAAAATTGCTCTTCGCCGAGCACTAGAACTAAACGAAAATCTCAAAAAACAATTTTTGTTTGCAAATGATGAACAGTATCTTTTGTTTCGTAAAACAGTTTGGAAAAGATATTTTGAGTTTACTAATAAACCATATCTTTACAAAGAAAAGAAGAAGAAATGAAGAATACAAAGACTAATCCTCATATCATTCATCAAATGCCAACTAAATCGTTTGAAAAGGCCGAGCAAAATTTGCTTGAAAGTGCTTCTAGTATTGTTTTAGAACAATACAAAAAGAAGAGAACCAAAAGAGAAAAGATCAAATTTCTGAAATTCATGGGATACTATAATGATGACAAATCATCTAGATGAAAGGAAAGAAGCTTTCCGAATTATTTTCAACTTTTACGCTATGTCGCTCATTCAATACAACAAATATAATCTGATTGTTTGTTTGTCAGAATTTTTGAAAAATCCTTCCAAAAATATTGATTCTGCTCTCCAAGAACTAAAAGAGAGATTGTATGATTTAGAATACATATACACAAACAGTGGATTATTCAACTTTTTCTCTAACTTATTTTATCAAAATTTAGAAAATGAAGATGAAACTGGATTTATCAAAAATCTTACTATTTTAGTAAATACAACATTTTTGGGCGGTGGATTTCTGAGAATATTGACTCATTTTTTAGCGAAAAGATACAATCTTGAAAAACAAGTAGAAATGATGATATCTGAAGAGTATACAATAAAACTTGAAGCTGCAATATCAATCAATGATCTTAAGGAAAGTGAAAATAAGTTTTTTGAAATATATGAAGAAATTTATCTCGCAGGAGACACTTCACAAGCAATTGGAGTTACAATACAATGATGTTTCAAGAAAAATGCAATAGTATTGATATACACTCTTTATCAACAAGAAGTTTTTTTGTGTTTTTTACTATTATTTCGGAAATTCACTTTTTATTGATGTTACTATTCATCAAACACAAATTGAGACCATCATACACTGAATTTTCAGAAAAATATTTGAAAAACGAAGAAGAAATAAAGAAGTTTATTGACACATATATTCTTTCTATTGTTGAAATACAATTCTATTCAGAATGTGGTTACTTTTTTGTTACTTATTGTAGTAAATTTCAAATAGATCCAGATTTGGATCTTCCAACAATTGAAGAAATAAAAGAATTGATTTTGACAGAATCAAAAGAAAAGCAAGAAAAAATGTTTGATGATATGCTTCAAGAATATGTGTTTTCGCCAATGTCAACCAAACGAGCACAATATATCATTGAGACAACGCCAAATAATATTATTCAATAGGAGCAGATGTTATGCCGATCTATTCTTTTCAATGCGAAAAATGTAAGGTTATTTTTGAGAAATTGTGTAAAATGGGAACAAACGAAACAACGTGTCCTTATTGTGGCATGACAACAAAGAAAAAAGCGTTAACTACACCAAATGTTCATTTCAAAGGAAAAGGATTCTACGAAACTGATTATAAAAGAAAAGATTCTAAAGGAGAATGAAATGGAAATCTCGTCTACAGTAAAGATTAAATACAACGAAAAGAAAATCATTGATGCCATTTATGAATATATTATATCAACATATAATAAACATTATGTTGGAAAAAATGCTATTCAAGTTAATGATTTGATTGAATCTTTAGGTCACGCTGAAAGCAGTTATGTAGCCAATGCCATTGAATATCTCGCAAGATATGGAAGAAAAGACGGACAACGAAATTATCTTGACCTGTTTAAAGCTGTTCATAACATCATTTTTTTGTTAAATCTTAATCACAAAAAAGATTTAGAACTAGATAACAAATAAAGTTTCAAGCAATTTTCTAAAAGCTGGATCTGGATTTGTGGTTGCGCCGATGTTACCATGTGGAACTGTACCAGATCCGGCTTCACCATTTGATGGAACAGTTGTATTGTTATTAACCACATTGGAGATAATAACAGGAGCATTTGCACGAGCTATTTCCGTTTCTTTTGTATTTTTGTACAATTCTTGGGTTTTTTCTGGAATTGTTTCTTGTTGAATTATTGGTGTTGTTGTAACTGGAGATGCTGCAATTGTTGGGGTAGTAGTTGCTATTGATGGTGTATTGGCAGGAATATTCATTTTGTTGATATCAGATAATAATTTAGGTAACAGTTCGTTTTTTCCATAATTTGTATTGAGAATGTGAGATCCGCCAACCATTTTAAGAATTTCTTTTGCGGCTTCTTTTGTTGTTATTTTTGCTTCATTTAATTTGTTTAAACCACGATCTTTCAAATAAGCCAAAGTAACCTTCATCGCAATTTTTGGATCGTTCAATAAATCTGGATTATTTTCTAAATCTTCACCAATCAATTTGCCATAACGTTTGTAATTTGCCCGGCCTGTTAGTTGAATGAATCCTCTACCTCTATATTTCCAACCATCGCCTTCTTCTGTATTTCCAAGCTGTTTTCCAATTTTAGTGTCTTTTCCGTAAATAACATCGGCAAATTGTTCAGGAGTAAGGGTTTGTTTCATTTGATTCAATTCTTGATCTGTTTTACCGCGTAAAGAAGCAAAAATGGTTCTAAGCCGTTCATTAGATGTTTTTTGATATCCAGCAATATTTTCCTCTTTTGTAGTAAATCCGCTTTCTTGGAAAATTTTTCCAACAATCGCTTGACCGATTTTGCTCATGTCGCCGATGCCAGCTAGATTTAATTCATTCCGAATAATATTGTAATTAGCCAACTGTTCTTTTGTTCTAATTTTTTTAGAAAATTCACTGACTTGAGTGGCAATTCTTTGTATTTCTTGCTTATTTGGTTCAACTGGAATTTTTTCAAGAACAGGTTGAGCAATTTTAGTAGCAGTTTCAACAATTGGTTTTGCTCTTTCTTGAACTTTCTGTACAGTCGGTTGAATGTATTCTTTGTTTACTGTTTTAGCAAATTGTGTGGTTTTTTCAGCAGCCTGTTTCAAATACTTTTCAGTATCTTCAATTCTTTTTTTGGTATAATCTCCAATACCTTCAATCTTATTTTTCATGAATTCATTGATATTTTTTGTAATAGAAGAAAAGAATTCTGTGATTAATTCTGACAACGAACTCCAAACTTCTTTTCCTTTCTCAAAAATAAAATTCCAAGTTTGTGATGAAAATTCTTTAATGTTATCCCATGTTTCTTTTGCATAATCAGTCACTTTATTCCACATACCTTCAAAGTCAACAGTTGACAAATAATCATAGATAGCTTTTGTTCCCTTTTCGCCTAGAAATGCGCCTATAATAGAACCCAGCAACCCGCCAATAGCCGTTCCTACACCGGGGCCAAAAAACGTTCCAACTCCAGCCCCAAGTTTTGCGCCAAGTAAAGTTCCTCCTAAAGTTCCACCCCCAATAGCTAAAGATTTCAGTATATTTCCGGACTCAAAAAACTCAGAAGTGCCTGCAATTATTCCTGAAATAGCTGGCATGAACTTTGTTATTTTAGTTAAAGCACCAGCCATTGCAGGCAGATTTTTTGGTAAATTTTTAATATTAGCTAGAAGTTTTCCAGCAAGACCACCAGCTCCACCCGTTAATAATGTGGCTAAAAGAGACGGCCCCCTTTGTTGAATAGCGGTTTCTTTTTCAGCATTAACTGTTAATGGCTTTGAACCACCAAAAGGTGACTTTAATTTGTTTGCGAGCAAAGATTTCTTTTCTTCATCTCTGTCTCTTTGATCGTAATAAAAATCAACAAAATGACTCATCATTTCTATAATAGCTTGATGTGTGGCTACAGCAGTTTTAGAGAGATCTTCAAGAGTTTTTTGTGATTTAGCGAAATCTGTTTCATGAATTTCTTTGACAATTTTGAAGATATCAGATATGTCTTTTCCTATCGGTTCTATTTTTTCCAATAGTGGTTTATAATCAATTTCAATGTTCTTTTCTGGTTGCTGTACAATTGGTTTCTGGAGTTCTTTAGAAACCAACCGATTTAACATCTGCTGTTCTACAACAGACTGTGGTTGCAATTTTTGTTCTACAACAGGTTGTGGTTGTAATTCTGGCTGAGGAATTATTTCAGCGGCGGGCGAATAATTTTGTTGCTGTTTTACAAGTCTGGGAGATTTTTTATTTTGTTCTAATTCTTTTTGTTTTTCTTTTTGTTCTCTTCGTATTTCTCTGTCTTTTCTTCGCTTTTCTTCCCACCAATTTTTTACAAATTGTTCTAATTTTCTTTCTTCTTCTAATTCTTTTTCAGCTGATTCAATGTTCGTTTTTTTCTTTCTTTTTACAAACAGCTCAATAATGTTCATAACATCTAAACCAAGGCCAAGCAGGTATTCATTTTTGCTATATGCGTAATCAGATGCTGTGCGAAAATAATTAGGTCTTGTTAATCTCTTTTTGTTTTTTTCAACAAATTGTCTTTTTTCTTTCTTTTGTTTGATTTTTTCAAGATATTCGGCTTTGTCAAATTCTAATAACTTTTCATACATTAACTGTTCTTTCATGCTATCAATAACATCCAATTCATTGTTTAAAATGAAAAATTTAACGTACTCTTCGTTGGAGAGACCTTCTCCTCTTTTCTTTTGTTCAAGCTTTTCTTTTTCTTTGAGTTTTTCTTCTTTTTCTGAATTGAGACGTTTGACTTGAGCGCTTATCTCTTTCAGTTTGTCTGAAATTCTTTTGTCCACGGCTTATCTTTGTCTCTTTTCCTTTTGTTGTTGTTGCATTTCTTTGATATGATTATTTATCATTTCCACATATATTTCTCGTTCAAATGGATACATATTATCAAGATCTTCTAACGAATAGTGGTAAAAATGCATTAATGTAAAATTTGTCAAATAATAGTTTGAAAGAGAATCATTACAAATAGCTAAACGAAAAAATCAAAAAGCGATGTATAAACTAAAGTTTCTTCATATCCACATTTGATGCATTTGAATGGATATTCATAGTATAACGTAGGCAAATTGTTGTAAAAATCAAGAATTTTCTGAAAATCATTTAATGGCAAAGCAGTCAAAAATTCCAAGGCTTCGTCTTCTGTAAAATCGGAATATTTTGTAGTTTCATCAAAAATGTATTCAATATCTTTGACTATAATTCTGATAATTCCATCAAAATCATTAGATTGTTTTTGTACAATTTCTTGAAGAAAATCAATGTTTTCAACACGAGGGTATCTCATTTTCACCCCCATGTTGCCGAATTCAAAAACGATTTCCTGTTTTGCCGATTCATCAAACTTTACGGTAACTTCTTTGAAGTTAATCATTACATCATTTTCATGATTACAAACTTCATCATTTACTACATTCTGACATTTGTACTTTAACTCAACTCGCTCGCCTACGGTGATAGCTCTGATTTGTAAAAACACATATTGCAGATCAAAACTGGTCATTTTCCCAACTTGATAGTTTTCCGGCTGTACAATACAACTTTGTACAAGTGCTTGAATGTTTTTGATGAGTTCTTCAAAGCTGGTTGATTCCGCCATCATATACAAGATTTTTGCCTGTTTTGTTGTATATGGACGGACATAGATTTTCTGTTTTGTTGAAGGCACAACAACCTCAAACATTGGATGTTCAAATTTTGGTAATGCCATAGAATTCACGCTCCTTAAAACGTTTTCTCAATATGTTCGTATTTTTTGACATTTGTGAAAAATGTCTGTTTGAATTTGATTTGTTCAAATTTAAATGAAATGTCCATTTCTACAATATTGTCAGATATATTCCAATCCATTGGAATGCCTTCTACTCTAGTTGGATATGCATTTAAAAGTTCTATTTCGTAAATAACCGTTGGTTTGAATGACTTATACGTCCAACCATTTACATAGGGGGCTTGTTTGTTTGTTCCGTAAAAAAACGATGACAGTGATTGCGTACTGCGTGGAATTGCCGGAGTTGGAACAGAATTGTAACGGTCTCTCCACGACCAATTGTTGGGATTATTGAGTCTTTCTTTGAAATTGTTTTCAATATTTTCTTCTAGTTCTGTATCCGAAAAAACTTGAATGACGACATTAGATACAATATCATCAAAATAACTGACGTTATTAGTGGTATAATTGGTGATGTAATAGATCCAATTTTCAAAAACGTGTTTCTGTATAAAGCTTTCTTGAACAAGAAATGTCACACGAAAATCGTCATATTCTCTGTATTTTGGTATGGCAATTGTTGGTTTTCCACCATATGGTTTGAAATCAACTGTCATGATTTGCGTGCCGGGAATATTGATTCTTTCACACATTAACGATAATTCTTTCGTTTCATTCGTTAAAATTCTTGGAATATTGAATTTAACATTATATCTAGTCCGCCGGGCTAAGGTAAAGCGCTTAAGAGCTGTAACAAATTCATTCATTGATAAATATTGGTTATTGGTATTAGTCATTTTTTCTTTCCGAATAACTCTTCTTCCGTAAGGATAATGAATTTCATTCCATATTTTTCAGCATAAGCTGAGGCTTGTCTCCATTTTGACAGATTGGTCATGTATTTGTAAACTTCTCTAATGTATTTAGGTGTTTGTTTTTTAGATTTTTTTGGAGGTAATGTTTCTCTTTTTGGTTTTACTTCTATCAAAAATTTTCTCATATTTCCGTCTTTGTCTACAATTTTTGCATAACAATCAACAAAATACCGATGTGCTTTTCCATCCACTGGACTGATATATTTAATAACAACCTCTTCAGAACCCCATTCTAGAACATTTGACGATAAGTCTAAGTATTTGAATAACTTAAGTTCCCATAAACTACGGAAAATAATTGCATTGGGATTCCCTTTGTATTTTTGTGGATTTGTTGGAATATATTTTCCTTTGTAAGTCATTTCTAAGATATTTATGACATAAATACTGATGAAATGGGATCTTTTTTTAACTTCAATTTTCTCAAAGATTTAAAATCTAAACCATACAGTTCAGAAAGTCGCAATACTTCTGGATTTGTATTCAACCGCCAAGGCGTTTCTTCTGAAGGAAAAATAGAGGCTAATAGTTTTTTCTTTGATAACATCTACCCATTAGATTTGATTACTTCATCTAAATATGGCGGAAATTTTATGGTATTTTATATCAATGAACAGAAAGAACTTCTTGGTGAAAACGCAAAAGCAATAAAACAACGCCGGAAATATAGAACCATAAAGGGAGAGTTGATTACCGAAAATGAACGTACAGTGATGGTAAATCGGTCGTATTTAAAAAATCCAAAAGATGGAGAATTAAATCGCAGAATTAATAGAACAACTATTACGACAGGTGGAATTGCATTGTATATACCATCTACTGTTGAAGTTGCTTCAACTGCTGGTTATGAACAAATAGATTTAAATTTCATTATAGGTGCCCCATTTCGCGGAGAAAGTGCAAATAGATTAGATTGGATAAAAAATGCTTATGACGCTTTTTTGTCTGATACTGCCATTAAACTTGGCGGGCTAGCTGCGGCAGGAGCAGCAGCAAAAATTTTGAGCGAATTTAGTTCTACAGCAGGAACATTTTCAGGATCTGATATTCCAGATAAAATTAGAAATGCTGTGTTATTAGACGTAGGAAAAAGTTTCAATCCATTCCGTGAAATCATGTTCAAAGGTGTAGATTTCCGAAACTTTTCTTTTACATTTACGTTCTTTCCAAGAAATCAAAAGGAAAGTATTGTTGTAAATAATATCATAAATCTCTTTCAATATCATATGCTTCCTGAAGAAAAAGATGAATTTGGAGGTGGTAGATTTTGGGTTAATCCATCTGATTTTGATATAGAATTTTACAAATTTAATCCAGAAAAACAAACTGAAGTATATGAAAATCCATTTTTGCCTCCACTATCAACTTGCATTCTAAAAAATGTTTCTGTTAATTTCGTACCAAATGGTGAATTTTTAACACACGAAGATGGTGCGCCATTAGGTGTTTCTCTTCGTCTTGAATTCACAGAAACAGAGGTTTTTACCAAAACCAGATTCAAAGAGATTCACAGCATCAAATTTCACAAACCAAACATTTCAATTTCACCAACAGCATAGAGGTAATAGGAAATGGAATATTTTTCAACATTTCCATATATTTTATATCCGGATTTGTCTAATACACAAGAAAATGTGTTTGTTCAGGACATAACTATCCGTGTTATTTTGAATGAATTGGGTGTAAACACAAAAACTCTTTTCTACAACTATACTATTTACGATGGAGATACACCAGAAATTCTTGCTGAAAAATTTTATAAAAATTACAACTATCATTGGGTTATTTTAATTGTCAATCACATTTTTGATGTTCAATTAGATTGGCCGCTTACTACACTGGAATTTAATGAATATATTACAAAAAAATATGGATCAGTTGTTTCTGCAATGCAAGAAAAAATCTATATCATCTATCCATATGAAAATAAAGAACATCCTTATATTGTTCCTTATTTGACATATGTAAATTATACTCCCGAAAACAGAAAAATGATTTCGGCGTATGATTATGAATTAGAAGAAAACAATAAAAAACGGCATATTAGAATACTTAAGCCTGAATATGTAGAAAAATTTGTTTCATTGTTCAACGCTCAAATAAACAAAGATGGAAACTAGAAAATACAATATTCGGAATGTCCGATTAATTTCAACAAAAAAACAAATAGATATTAGCAACATTTTCGTTGAAATTAATCTATTTGAAGACATCTTTTCTCCAACCATTTCGGGGAATATAGCTATTCAAGAAACAGATAACTTGCCTTCTACTTTTCCAATTTTAGGTGGTGAATACATTGTCATTGAAATGGAAGTTCCTACTATTATTGACCACGAAACT